CCTGGACGCGATGAGCCGTATCCCTCAGATGCAAGGGGTGGCAGCAAGACGATTGCAAAACGCCAAGGTTTACGAAGTGCTCACGTCTAACCCGACGATGAACGATAGCAATGCGTTGTTCAGCGCTTCGCATGCGTCTGGTTCAAACACGAGTGGTTCGGCAGCTGCTCCGAGCGTTACGACTTTGAACAATGGATTCAAGGCCATGATGACGCAGACTGGAATGACAGCTGGCACTGTGATTGCCGTTGAGCCGCGATACATCATCGTGCCGGCAAACTATCGGGCAACTACGCTGCAGTTGCTTGGATCTTCGGCAGATCCGGTTGTCGGCGGCAGTGCTGCTGGTAACAGCAACACGCTGAATATTTACGGACCCAATGGACCGAGCAACGGGTTAACCGCTGTTGTCGAGCCGTTGTTGGATTTGTCATCGACTACCAATTGGTACCTCGCTGCCGATCCTTCGCAAATCGATACTGTGGAGCTTTGCTTCCTGAGCGGTGAGGAATCGCCAGTGCTCGAAAGCGAATGGGACTTCGACAAAGATGCGTGGATCTTCAAGATCCGTCAAACGTTTGGCGTTAAGGCAATCGATTGGCGAGGCTTGTATCGTAACGCAGCCTGATAAGGTTCACGTGAACGTTCGGTAGTTAGATTCACAATCACACAGGAAATATCGACCATGTTAGATTCAGCATACGATCCTCGGTTTTACACTTGGCTATACGAGGACTTCCACGGTCCTCAGACTCTTGGACCCTCGCCGACCTACGGCGCGCTGTGGGATATTCAAGATACCTCAAGCTCTGGTACACCAACCTATACCGTAGGTGGTGTAAACGGCGAGGCTACGTTTACCTTCGATGCGACGAGCGAAATTCAAAACGTTTGCTTGTTCCAATCGGACGTCTTGAATTGGGATATTGATTTTATTCAATATGCTAAGTTTGGCGTTCGAGCGTCGAATACCTTCAACGCTGCCAATACCTTGTCGTTCGGGCTAGCTTCAGCACGAGCAGACGACGTTGACACTATCACTTCCCATGCCAGCTTTCGTCTGATTGGGAACAACAATGTGTTGGTGGAGTCCGATGACGGTACGACGGATCGCGATGACATTGCAACAGGGGTCACGCTAGCCGCGACCTATAAGCACTTCGTGATTGACTTTACTGGCGGCAAGTCAAACGTAAAGTTTTATTGCAATGGCCAACGGTTGGCACCAGCCACGACGTTCAATATGTCAGCTTACTCGGCAGGGTTCCAGCCATATTTGCAATTGCAAAAGACTGCGAATACCAACGTACAAAGCGCTGCTATTGACTACGTGTATTTGCTCAGCAAGCGTGCCTAATGACCTTGCATAATCAGATTCAGGCTGATGGTCTGAAAGTGTTCTGCCGATTGGCCGACTTTGCGGAGAGTATCGTTTACTATCCGCGAGTCGGTGCGGCACGAACCATCGCAGCGATTGTTGTTCGCGAGCCTCTTTCTGTGTTGCCAGAAGACGGCGACAACGTGCTACCCAATGCTATGGTTTATGTTGCCAACGATGCAACGCAAGGCATTGCCAGTAGCGAAATAAATCTTGGCGGGGATGCGCTGGAGTTCGCAGTTAGAAATGGCAAGACGCCAACCCGCCGGACTATTGTGCGACTAACAGAACATGATGAAGGCATGTTAGTGCTAGAGTGCCGATGACAATTCCTGTGGTTGAATCTATTGCGCAAGAATTAGAATCGCGACTACAAGCGATGGTAGGAAGCGCTCTATACACAACCAATGTGGTTGAGGTCATTCGCCCAACGCGAAATGGAAACTACACTCCTTTAGATGGGCAAATCGTACTAACGTACGGTTCGGTCGAGCCTGTCCCTGAGCTCATGCTTCCAGGCGAGCCAGTCGCTTTGGCGTGGAATCAAACGTTCGTAATTCATCTACACGTTCTTACAGATGAAGAGTCGCAAGAGCCTATCGATTTGGTGGTGCAGCAATTTGCTGCGGATGTCCAGAAAGCTGTCTGTATCACTGGGCAGGATTGGCACAGATTCGGTGGATGGGCAATCGATTCTGAATGGCAGTCGTTGCAGCTCATCGTGAACGATGGTGGCTTAGATGGAGTGGCCTTGTATCTCAAGGTTCTTTATCGAGTCTCCGAACGTGACCCAACCGTTGTGCGGCTGTCATGATTAAAATTGAGTTTGACCCTAAACAGCTCGTTGATCTAGCAGAAGTTATGCGCAACTCTGGCAAGAGTGTTCGCAAAGAGCTACCAGTCATCATCAATCAAACGTTGCGCAAAACCCTGTCCTACTTCGTAAAGGAAATTCGCAAAGAAATTTTAATCCCGCCAGCTAAAATTAAGCAGCACTTACGAATCACGTTTGCTTCAGCAGAATTGCTGAGTGGTAAGGTTAAATTCTATCCACGCAAGTACGGCAAAGGTATTGGCGTGAAATACTTCAAGCCGCGAGTAGTTTTCGGGGCTGGGATTGAATACTTCCTTGGGCCTAGAAAGACGAAAAAGCAATTTATCCCAAAAGCGTTCATCGTAGCAAAAGCCTCTGGCCACGTGTTTGTTCGGCAAGGGCCAAAGGTCGAAATGAGTAAGGGTCGCTACAAAGGCAGAATGAGGCAACAAATCTTTCGACAAGATGAAAGCAATGCGACAGACTTGATATTTCGAGAGGCAAACCAAAGTCCAGAACGTACACAAAAGTGGGCAAACGCTGAGCTACGAAAACAAGTAGCAAGGCGTATGCAGTTTATGAAAGCCAAGCTAGCTGGAAAATTAAAAGCAAAGAAAGGTTAGTGGACTATGGTTCTTCTACTGAGGAAGTCCGTTATAGCAATCAAGCACGAGACGACTGCTGGCACTGCAATTTCGTTAGCCAATGCTGACGCAGTCTTTAACGCCTATAACGTAGTGATGACTCCAGAGATCACCTACGATGAACGCGATGGGCAAGGTGCGTGCTTTGGTCAATTGCCAGCAGTCCCTGGCGCGCAGGCGGGTACTGTTACATTTCAAACCTCGATGGCGTGGGATGGAACAGCGACCGAGCCATCATGGGCAGACATTCTTTTACCAGCCTGTGGTTTTACAAAAAGCACTAACGTGTATAAACCAAAAACGGAAGTGCCATTGGGAACCACTAGTGCAGTCAAGACTTTAACTATTGGTCACTATCATGATGGTCGATTATTTAAGCTGCGAGGCTGTGTAGGTAACGCAGTATTTAATATTCCAACAGGTCGCCGAGCCTATGTTGATTGGACGTTTCGTGGTGCATGGGAGCCGGTAACGGATTCTGCATTGCTTGACCCAACGTACCCTGGCGCGGGGGTTGGCAATCCGGATACGTTGAATCTTGAAATGCCGTTGCGAGCAGCCAGCGGAACGACAACCTTTGACGGCAAAGCGCTGAGCTGTGAGGCAGTCACCATTGATCTTGGCAACGAAATCGTCTTGCGAGAAGACATTACTACCGATGCGGGTTATCTGCACGGAGTCATCGTAGATCGCAAAATTAAGATCACGGCAAATCCCGAGGCTAAGCTTGTCGCGACTCGTGATGCCTATGGGGATTGGACGAGCAGGCTAACAGGTGTGTTGAGCGTTTCGATGCTCGCGCAGGATCTTAAGACGCTGACGTTTAGCTGCCCGAAAGCTCAAATGCTTGCTGTTAAGCCTGGAAATCGAAACAAGCTGATCACTGACGACCTAGAGTTTGTCGCGCTGCGCAACGATCAGACTGAAGACGAAGTCATGAGTATCACTTTTTCTACCTAACAACTATGCCACGAAAACTCAAAGCCGGTGGGTCTATACCTTACGTGTTGAAGGAAGACCGCGAAGATGCGGAACCAGTTACGTTTCAACTTAAAGTCTTGTCAGCCCTAGACAGCGATACTGTGGCAGCGTTGTCAGAACAATACCAGCAGTCAACCTCTGCAGCGGATAAGAATGTCGCTGTAGAATGTTTGCTGCGAGAAACTGTACTAGGCTGGTCCTTGCCAGATTTTTCGATTGAGAACCTGTACTCGACTCTTACGAAGCGTGAGTGTTGGGAGTTAGTGAGTGAAGCTACGCTAGCCGCTACCTTGACGGGTGACGAGCGAAAAAAGTACGAGTCGCAGTAGCTATACGCAACGGTCTGCTATGCAAGCGATGCCGTGGTGGTTACTGCGAAGACAGCTTAAGCGAAATGAACTTTGTTGCTTTGGAGTGTCCTATATGCGATGGGTCAGGAATCGTTAAGAATGCTCCCTGCACCACGTGTAATGATGGTCAATTCCTGCTAACTATGTGCGGTCGGCAGTATGTCGATGGCTACCTAACAAGAGCGATCAATATGACAACGCACAGTGAACGCGGGTTGATGCCGATAGCTGGC